ACACAGATATATGAGGAAAAAATTAGAGATATTGAGGATGAATTAATGCCGTTTGGTTTCATTGCTGACGAAGCAGAGGAAGGTGAATGGGATGGTGAAGATAGATGGTTTTCAATGTAGAAAACCAGAAAAGTATAAATATCAAGAATACAAATAGTATTGTTTGAAAATAAATAAGCAAATATCTTCAAGGAGATTCACATGGCAAGACCAAATGTAACAGTTATTATAAATGACGAAAGTTTTTTCGTTCCAGGAACAGAATCAGGTTCTTCAGTTCGTGCAGGGATGCCTTCATTTTACAATCTTATCGGTGCAGTGGGTACTACCGCAGAACGCAAAAGCGGATTGATGGAAAGTTCTAACATTAGTAATTGGGTGAGTAGACTAAAAAGCAATGAACCAGTTGGTAGTACAGGCTCTGATATGCCATTTCTGCATGGTGATTCATATGGAAATACTTACGCTGGTGGAACATATGCTCGATGGCCACAAGGTCCAACAGGTGATTGGGAAAACGAATGGTGGGCTGCACATAACTACCTCCAATATGGTGGTACATTGATAGTCGCGGGTACAGGTTCTGATTCTGCGTTTCTATCGGGTTCAGACGCATTAAAGGATAAACAAACTCCATTGGATGTCGCGTTCGCTGCAACAGGTGGAAACGACACAGCAATCCAAGGAATTTGTACGAATCGTGAAGATTGTATTTCAGTCACAACTGCAACCGCCGATGATTCTAGTGTCGGTAACGATGAATTTAATTTTTCAGTATTTGGACAAAAAAAGCATCTGGATATTTACAGAACCGCAAACCTTACTGATGGAACGATTGACTATATTACAACCAACTGCGCCGCAGACGTTGCGGGTTGTATTGCTCGTTCAGATAAACTTGCAGACCCTTGGTGGTCACCTGCTGGATTTAAACGAGGACAAATTTTAGATGTTGTGAGTTTGGTGTCAAATCCAGATAATTCAACACAAGATACTATGTATGAAAATAAAATCAATCCTATTGTTACTTTCCCAGGAGAAGGAACGGTATTATTTGGAGATAAAACAGGTGCTGGTGAAACAAGTACACTAAGCAGGATTAATGTTTCTCGGTTGTTTATCTATCTGAAAAAGACAATCGGTGCAGCCGCTCGTGCAAAGTTATTTGAGTTTAATGATGCCCAAACAAGAACATCATTTGTGAATTCTGTAACTCCCGTTCTTGATAGAATTCAAGCCCGCAGAGGGATGTATGACTTCAAAGTTGTTTGTGATGATTCAAATAATCCACCCGCGATTGCAGATGCAAATCAATTCGTTGCGGATATTTTTATCAAACCTACAAAATCTATCAACTTTATAAGACTTACATTCACTAATAAAAACACTTCAGATACTCTATAAAATACTCATCCAAGGAGATATAAATAAATGGCAAACAATGAACAAACCGGGAAAATGGCAATTAGCACATTTAAGAAAGCTTTTGATGGTGGAACAAGACCCAATAGATTTGAAGTCACCGTCGGGGCACTTGAACCATTATTGGTAAAAGCAGCCTCCATGCCCGCAGAATCAGTAGGTATTTTACAGGTGCCCTTTAGAGGTCGTATTGCAAAACTTCCAGGTGACAGAACATATGCAGAGTGGGTATTTACTACGTTAGACGGAGTAAGCCCTAACTCGCGAAAGTCACTGTTGGATTGGCATCGAAAATTTAACAATCATAGATCAAATGTGGTTGAATCCGATATTTTAAGTGGAAATAGTACAGAGTTCATTGATATTTCCGTATGTCAATTAGATATGCAGGGAAATCAACATAATTGTGTCACATTAAAGGAATGTTGGCCGGTTGAAGTTGGTGCAATTGATTTAAGTTATGACACCGCTGATACTTTGGTAGAATTTTCCTGCACCATTGCATATGATTGGATTGCCCCTGGTCCGAATGGCACTGGACAAAGTAGTGGTGGTAATAGTCCTGAACCTCCTTCTTTGCCATCTCCTCCAATGTTTGGTCAATGATATTCTGGAAATATTCCTTAAATAAAGACATACATAATATAACCAGAATCATAAAGGAACTTATATTATGCCAATGAAACTCTTTGGATTAACGATAGGGAAACAAAACCCAGTTGAACCGCTAGAATCAAAAAAAGAAGAATCGTTTGTCGCACCCGACAGTTTTGACGGTACTTACACATTAGAAACAGGGGGAGTTTTCGGGACACTCGTAGACTTCACTGGTTCTATCCGTGATGAAAATAAACTAATTGAAAAATATCGAAACCTTGCTATGTTTCCTGAAGTGGACCAAGCAATCGAAGATATTGTCAATGAATCTATTATCATGGACAAAGATTTAAAACCAGTGAAACTCGACCTCGAACAAACAGACTTGTCCGACAACATCAAAAATAAAATTTATACAGAGTATGATGGTATTCTTAGAATGCTAAAATTCCATAATAAGGGTGTGGATTTATTCCGAAGGTGGTACATTGATAGTAAACTATATTATCATATTGTATTGGATAAAGATAATCCACGAAAAGGTATCAAAGAACTTCGTGCGATAGACCCCATTAAAATCAAAAAGATTCGTAAGGTCAAAAAAGACCAGACCCCAAGAGGTCCAAATCAAGTTCCACTTATCCAATCAGTAGAAGAATTTTATGTCTATACTGATACGGATAAAAACTCTACATTCTCAACACCCGCAAGTGGCATCAAAATTGCACCAGACTCAATCTGTTATGCACATTCTGGTGTAATTGATATGTCTAGTAAACGAGTTGTTGGTTACTTACAAAAAGCAATCCGTTCCGTAAATATGCTTCGTCAAATTGAAGATGCGGTAGTTATTTATAGAATATCGAGAGCCCCAGAACGTAGAATTTTCTATGTTGATGTGGGTAATCTTCCGAAGAACAAAGCAGAACAATATCTTCGTGATATTATGAACCGATATAGAAATAAACTAACATATGATGCAAACACTGGTGAAATCCACGATGGTAGAAATCACATGCATATGTTGGAAGACTTCTGGATGCCTAGGCGAGAAGGTGGACGAGGAACAGAGATTACAACACTTGATGGTGGACAAAATCTTGGTGATATGGAAGATGTTGAATATCTTCTCAAGAAAGTTTATCGTTCTTTGAACATTCCAATCTCACGAATGGAAGCAGAAAATGGCTTTAATATGGGTCGTTCCGCAGAAATTACAAGAGATGAAGTAAAGTTTCAAAAGTTTATCGGAAAACTACGAAATCGTTTTGCGGAGTTGTTTATACAACTTCTTCGAGTTCAATTAATACTCAAGGGTGTAATGTCTGAAGATGACTGGAAAACCATTGAACCAGATATTCGTTTCGATTTTACTGCTGATTCATACTTTGCAGAATTGAAACAAGTCGAAATAATGAAAGACAGAGTGGACATTTTAGCACAAATGGATGAATATGTTGGTAAATATTATTCTGTGGATTGGGTGCGAAAGAACATCTTACAGCAATCTGAAGATGAAATCACTCAGATTGATATACAAATCGAAAAAGAAAACGCAGAAACGGGTGGAGATGAAATGGGTATGGAAGACCCAATGATGCAAGGTCAAGACCCACAACAAATGCAAGGGCAAGCACAACCGCAAGCACAACAAGGAGCATACTAATGAACGATAATATGGATACAATGATGGCGTCTTTGTTCAACAAAGACCAAGAAGAATTCAATAACGCATTCACCGCAGAAATTGGTGATAGACTCGGTGAAGTCATCGCAAACAAACATGTCGAAGTTTCAAGTGGTCTATTAGACGATAAAAACTTTGAAACCGAGGAAGGAAACTAAATATGAGCATTATTTCAACACTACAAGAAGTACTTTCTGAACAAAATGGCGTTTCATTCAATGCCAAAGATGGTTCTGATATACATATTACACTAGAAGATGCCTGTAATCTGGTCGCAGTACACGACACCCTTATAGAAGATAATCAGGTAAAGATGCGTTCTTTACTCGAAAATTCAGAGGATG